CCGCCAGACCGTCATCACAGAAGTTGCACAACGCAACCCAGTGCTTCCTGATATACCGGAACGCATCTCTCAGACGGCATTTTTTCGATAACGTGTGTTCTTTCTCCTGCATCAGCTTATACAGGGAAGTCAGTAGCGGTTTACTCTGCATTTGCCTGACCGCCAGGCGTTCAGACACCGGCAACCCGCGTATTTCGTGCTCAATGGCGTACAGTTCGCCGATTAGTTTCAGTGCTTCTTCCGCCGTCGCGCTTTTGGTACTGATATATACATCGTGGATTTTGCGCCGCGCATGAGCCCAGCATCCTGCTTCCGTCAACGCGCCGCCTTCACGTTCGGCACTGAACAGCCGATCGTAACCTGCGAACGCATCTGCCTGCAGGATACCCCGGAAGGGACGAAGGTGTTGCTCCGGATGTTTACCCTGATGGTCCGGTGAGTAGGCGAACCAGACCGCCGGAGGTTCTGGCGAACCGGCATTTCGGTCATCCCGGACATACGTCCAGATATATCCTGTTTTCGCCTTCTTCCTGCCCGGTGCCAGTACTTTTACTGGTGTGTCATCAGTGTGAACCTTGCGGGTGTTCATCACATAACTGTACAGGGCATCATTCAGCGGCGTCATTAACTGGCAGCACGCATCAACCCAGTTGGAGAGTAAGGCACGGCTCAGTTCGACACCCTGGCGGGCAAAGATTTCACTCTGACGATACAGTGGCAGGTGTTCGCAGTATTTTCCCGTTAACACGCGGGCAAGTAACCCCGGGCCCGCGATACCACGCTCTATCGGACGGGATGGTGCCGGTGCTTCAACGATGCAGTCACATTTTGTACAGGCTTTTTTTACCCGTTCTGTGCGGATCACTTTCAGGGCGCTGCTCACCAGTTCCAGTTGTTCTGCGCTGACTTCCCCCAGATAATCCAGCTCACCGCCACACTCCGGGCAACAGCTTTCTTCAGGCTCCAGGCGGTATATTTCACGGGGGAGATGTGCCGGTAACGGACGACGATGGCGCGACTGTCGCAACTGGCGGGGAACCAGCGGGTCATCCTCACGCCCACTGTAACGATCGCTTTCCTGCTCGCGTTGTTTCAGCAGGGCTTCAGCCTGTTCAACCTCACGACGCAGTTTTTCAGAACGGGTTCCGAACAGCATCCGGCGCAGTTTTTCTATCTGAGCCCGCAGATGCTCTATTTCCCGTTCATCTTCTTCGATCTTTTCTTCGGCACGTGCCAGTGCAGAGCGCAGGAAGGCCTCCGTCTCTTCAACCAGACTCAGTTGCTGGTCTTTCTGACGGAGGGCTTCAGCCTGCTCAGAGAGCAGCCTTTCCAGCTCAGCGATGCGAATGAGGTATTTCTGACTCATGGCCGTTTTTATAATGCGGTCAGGAGTTTTTTACAACATTGTCAGTGCGTTAAGGCGGGATGTTTTTGGCTGACGCCAGTCCAGCTTATCGAGGAGCATTGCCAGTTGCGAGCGGGTAATGGATATCTTACCGTCACGCACCGCAGGCCAGATAAACTGACCTTCCTCAAGGCGTTTGGTGAACAGGCACAGACCATCAGCATCAGCCCACAGGATTTTAATCGTGTCTCCCCGTCGGCCACGGAAGATAAACAGGTGACCGGAGAAGGGGTTATCATCCAGCACATGCTGTATCTGCTCCCCCAGACCGTTGAAGGATTTACGCATATCAGTAACGCCGGCAACGAGCCAGATACGGGTACCTGATGGGAGTGAAATCATCGTCCCCTCCCGGTCAGCTCACGGATCAACACCGTGAGCAGCTCTGGTGAAGGATTTTCCAGCATCATTTTACCGTAATGGAATTCCACATGGCAGGAAGCTGCACAAGCAACTGATAATGCCTCCGGAGCAGGAGCATCTGTAGCACAGCGCGGGGTGTCGATAAGTTCCACTGGAACCAGAGTCGGAGAGGCCGGAAAAGATTGTGATACTGTAGGGCCTACAATAGTTGGAGGCATTCTACGAGAAATACGTCCTTCTCTTTGCCAGAGGCGTAGCCATTTAAAAATCAGGTTGTTATCAACGCCATGTTCCCGGGCCAGTTGTGCAACATTGGCATTTGGTTTCGAAGCCAGTTCAACCATATGAAGTTTAAATTCATTAGAAAATATCCGGCGGGTTCCGGAGCGCCAGTCTGTAGGTTTATCCATCAATAGAACTCCGTCTAATTTAGAAGGAGCTCTAATTTAGTCTGCAAGGAGCAGGTGTTACAGACGGCATTGGCTTTACGCTTACAGTGGAAAAGAGGCTGTTGCTGAAATCGGGGCCAGTCTCCAGATAGCAAAAATCGGTGCAGGTTCCACCGACGAAGCAGCCAATAATTTTAAAAACTTTCTTACCAAAATTTTTGCCCGCGATACTCAGAAACAGTTTGCTGATCTGGGTATTGATTTGCAGGGATCTATTGCGAGTTATAAAGCTGCGGGGATCTCTCCGATTGAAGGGATGTTGAGTGTTATAGAACGTTACCTCAATGCCAAAAGCCCCGAAGCGCTGGCCGGCTTCAAATCAGCCATGAAAATAAAGAATGATACGGCAAGAGATGAGGCACTTCAGGCTCTGGCGAAAAACTTTGGTCTGGGCGATATGTTCGCGGATATGCAGGTCATGGCATTTATCCGCCCGATGCTGGCCAACATGGACAGATATCGAGAGATCCGTGCCGGTGCTCTCAGGGCTGCGGATAACGATTTGCTTGCCAGTGCTTATGATCAGCGGCTGAAATCTCCCCTTGAAGCCACTAAAACACTTATGGTCAGCAGTCGCGATCTGGCAATTACGCTGGGCGATCAATTAGCTCCATCTTTTATTTCTTTGACTCAGGAACTGCTTCCACTCATTCAGGGGGCAAAACACTGGGTAGCGACTCACCCGCAATTTGTCAGTGGGGCTTTTAAGCTCATCAGTGCGCTCCTTGCGATTAAGATAGCGACTGTTGGTCTCAAACTGGGGCTGAATCTCCTTATTTCCCCCTTTGTAAGTGTCTGGAAAAATGCTGTTTTACTTCGGGCCAACTGGCTTCGTCTGTCGCTCGCACTGGGGCAAGGCGGTAAGCTCCGCTGGCTGGTGACCGGATTTAGCGCCGTCGCCAGAGGAGCCAGAACACTGAGTGGCGTGCTCTCCGAGGGGCTGGTTCGCGGAATTATGCTCGCCGGACGTGCTGTTCTCTGGATTGGACGTGCGCTGATGATGAATCCCATCGGTCTCGTTATCACCGCTGTCGCGGCAGCAGCTTACCTTATCTACCGCAACTGGGGGGCAGTCAGTGGCTGGTTTAAACAGCGCTGGGCAGACATTCAGGAAGCCTTTAACGGCGGCATTGTGGGAATTGGTAAGTTACTGATTAACTGGTCGCCGGCAGGCCTGCTCTATAAAGCCTTTGCAGCTGCGCTGAAATATCTTGGTGTTGATCTGCCGGCAAAGTTTACCGACTTCGGTGGCCATCTTGTCGATGGTCTGATTAACGGTATCAAAAACAAATGGGAGTCGCTCAAATCCAGTGTAACCGGAATGGGTGACAGCATCAGTGGCTGGTTCAGCGAAAAGCTGGGCATTCATTCGCCGAGCCGCGTGTTTATGGGCTTTGGTGACAATATCGCGCAGGGGGCCGCCATTGGCCTGCAGCGGACCACTCCGCTTGCAGCTCTGGCCGGGCAGCGAATGGCCAGTGAACTGCTCCCCAGAATGCCCGTGAGCATCCAGGGGCCAGAAATACGGGATAACACTTCAGGTGTTCGCTTCAGTATGCCGTTGCCCGATATCAATGGGTTTATGTCGTCTGCTAAAAATGCGATCGGAGCCGTAATCAATAGTTTGTCTTCCATGCCCGCTATTCCGCTCTCCACCCGGGCATCGATTTTACCAGGGCAACGTCTGGCAAATGAGATGACACCGGATGTTCCCCGTATCCCCTCGCCTGAAATCCTGGCTGCCGGATATTCAGGCCGTGGTGCAGCTGCAACCGGCGGTGGAACGTCTGGTGGTATCCAGGTCAGCTTTAATCCTCAGTTTTTCCTCAATGGCAGGGAAACCACAGCGCCTGCAGGACTGACTGGTGCCCTGAATATGAGTCTGCATGAGCTGGAAAAAATGCTGGAGCGTCTGCTGGCTCAGAAACAACGTAAGGAGTACCGCTGATGTTTGCCGTACTGGGTGATATTGAGTTTGAGCTGATTACCTACTGGGACGGCTTCGAGGCCACGTTCGGCGTCGATTATGCGGAGCATGCCCGCATCGGGGGTAAGCCTGGCCTGCAGTTCGTCGGCGACAGGCTGGACGAAATCCAGATAACTCTGGTTTTCCATCAGCATTATTGTGTACCCGATGTGGAGCTGGCGAGACTGCGAACAGCCATGAAAGCCCATCAGGCACTGGCGCTGGTCTTCGGCAACGGTGACTATCGCGGCTGGTTCGTGATTACCGATGTGACTGCAACCAGCGAGCAGACTGACAGTACCGGCAACGTGCTGGCTGTCAGTGCCACCGTGTCTCTCCGGGAATACACCGGTGACCCGAAAAATCCTCTGCAACCACCGGCAATACGCACGAAGCTCCCGGGTGTCGGGGCGGTCTCCGGTGCCATACCTTCACCTTCAGGGGTGGCGCAGTTCATCCGCAACGGCGTCAACTATGCGAAACAGGCGCAGTCTGTACTCCAGACCACTATCAGCGCCGTTCGGGTGACACAGAAAATGAAGGATAACCCCGTTGTCGCACTGACCCGTGTGCCGGGGCTGATGAGCGGACTGGGTAATATCTCCGGGGCTCTGGGGAAAAGTGTTCCGGCGTTTAACGCACTCTCTGAATCCATGCCCGATGCCATCAGTCTGGCCAGAACAGCCAGCGAAGCAGCCACGTATGTACAGCAGGCACAGTCTGCGCTGAGTGGTGTGGACAAAAGAAATATTGCAGATGCTCTGGATACCGTTTCCGGGCAGCTTAACGCCGCCGGCACAGCATTCAACCGCATGTCTCCGGGATTAAGTGCAATGGCCGCCAGAATACTGACGAGGAGTGTGTGATGTTTCTTGAACATGTTACCCGTGACGGAGAGCGCTGGGATTCGCTGGCATGGCAGTACTACGGTGACCCGCTGGGCTATCCCCGGATTATTGCCGCCAATCCGCACGTGGCCATCACGCCGGTGCTGCCCTCCGGGCTGTTGTTACTGATCCCGGTGATTGAGGCTGAAGAAGCCCGTACAGAAGAGGATATTGCCCCATGGCTGAGATAAACAGCACTGCGCAAGTCACATCAGCGTTAACCGGCGTCAGCGATGTGCTGACACCGGTGTTCACTTTGTGGTATCTGCAGAAAAACATCACCTCTGATATCGCGCCTTATGTCACCCGTGTGACCTGGAGCGATAACATCAAAAATGAGTCCGATACCATTGAGGTGGAGCTGGACGACACCGATGGCCGCTGGCTGGATAAATGGTATCCGGGCAAGGGTGACACGCTGACGCTGAAAATGGGCTATCAGGGCGAGAAGCTGCTGTCCTGCGGTACGTTCTCTATAGACGAGATCGAAGTGAGTTCGCCCGCTTCCGTTGTTTCTATCCGTGGGGTGGCCACCTCGGTTAACAGTGCCCTGCGGACTAAAACCAGTCGTGGTTTTGAGAACACCACGCTGGCAGCTGTTGCGGGGCGGATTGCCAGAAAGCACCGACTGAAACTGGTGGGCAGCATTGAGTCCATCAGAATCGACCGGGTGACCCAGTATGCTGAAACCGACGTGGGTTTTCTGCGCCGGCTGGCCAGCGAGTATGGTTATGCAGTGAAAGTGGTCAGTGACCAGCTGATTTTTTCTCATCTGGCCACACTGCGCAGTCAGGAGCCGGTCAGGCAGTTAAAACCGCAGGATGTGGCCCGCTTTTCCCTGCGTGACACCATCAACCGGGTCTATAAATCTGCAAAGGTAAAACACCAGAAAAGCAGCAGTAAAAAACTGATCGTCTACGAAGCTGATGGTGGTACCCGTGAAAGCGACAAAAAGCTCAAAGGTGGTAAGGTTACCAGCGCTGACTCACTTAAAGTTAACAGCCGCGTCAGCGACCCGGACAGTGCCCGGATTAAAGCGGATTCAGCACTGGCCAGACATAACGAATACCAGCAGAACGGCTCCCTGACGCTGACGGGAACACCTCAACTGACAGCAGGCAACAAAATTGAACTGGTGGGTTTTGGGCAGTTATCCGGGCCATGGCTCATAACCACTGCCCGCCATGCGTTTGACCGTAACAGCGGCTACACCACAGAGCTGGAAGTGGCACGGGGGCCAGTCACAAGAGGGAAAAAACAAAAAACTCAGAAACTCACGGTTTATCACCCGGATGGCAGTACATCGACGGTGATTAAGGAGAAGAAAAAATGACTGGTGTCACTCGTCAGGTCGGTACGGTCAGTGCCGTTGATGCCGACAGGGTTCAGGCCCGCGTTCGTCTGCCTGAATGCGATAACCTGCGCACAAACTGGCTTAACGTGCTGCAGCGCAATACCCAGGATAACAAAGATTACTGGCTCCCTGACGTGGGGGAGCAGGTTGAGGTGCTGCTCGATGCCAACGGCGAGGATGGTGTTATTCTGGGCGCGGTGTATTCAGACGTCGATAAACCACCGTTCAGTGACAAAAATATCCGGGGAACCCGGTTTGCTGATGGTGCAGAGTACAGCTACAACCGGAAGACGCACACTCTGACCATCCGGGGCGGCATTGAGCATATTGTCATTGAGTGTGGTGCTGATGTGGTATTGAAAACACAGAAAGCCACGATTGACGCACCGGAAACCGAACTTACCGGAGATCTGCGTGTCAGGGGTAAGCTGATTTACGAAGGAGGCATGGCGGGTTCTGGTGGTGAAGGGGTTACCGCGACCATCCATGGCAATATCGAGATTAAAGGGAATGCCCATGCCACGGGCAGTATGTTGTCTGATGGCGAAAACTCCAGCCACCACTCCCACTGAGCTTTTTAAACGCCTTTAATATCAGCGTTCCCGCACGGGGGCAATACTGCCCCCATGAAAACAACCTCAGTATTCTGGCAACCGACCCTGCAGGCTCCCGGCGAAATTGTCCGGGGGCTGGATGATATCCGGCAGGCGATTCAAATTATCCTGCGGACTCCCCGCGGCAGCGACCCGCATCGCCCGGAGTTCGGCAGCAATCTGCATCTTTATATCGACTGGCCTGTAGACCGGGCCATTCCGCATGTGGTGCGCGAATCCGTCGATGCCATCCGGCGCTGGGAGCCCCGCTGCCAGCTTATGTCAGTTAAACCCGCCGTCGACGGCGAACATCTTACGCTCCGGGTGAGCTGGAAAGGCTCAGACGGACAGACCCGGACTCAGGAGCTGCTATGGCGCTGACAGAACCCGATTTTATTGAACGCGATGCCGACAAAATCACGGCAGAAATGATTGCGAAGTATGAAGCGGATACCGGCAAAACGCTGTACCCGGCACAGGCAGAACGTCTGCTGATTGATCTGTGGGCCTATCGCGAAATGCTGGTCAGGGTTGCGGTACAGGAGGCAGCAAAGCAGAATCTGGTCGCCTTTGCCCGTGAGCCGATGATTGATTACCTCGGTGAACTGGTCGGTGTATACCGTCTTGCCGCGCAGCCTGCCACTACCACGCTCCAGTTCTCCGTAGATGAGGCACTGGCCATTGATGTGCTGATCCCGGCAGGCACCCGCGTCAGCGCTTCCGACAGCGTTATTTTTGCCACCGATACAGATGTGGTACTGAAGGCCGGATTGCTGCTGGTCAATGTCACGTCCACCTGTACCGAACCCGGTACCGCTGGTAACGGCTGGCAACCTGCGCAGGTCAGTCAGTTACTCGATGAGATTGATAACGTCGACCTGCTGGTGAGCAATCTGACGGCCAGTTCCGGCGGTTCAGAACAGGAAGACGATGACAGGCTCCGGGAGCGTATCAGGCTGGCCCCGGAGTCATTCACCAATGCCGGAAGCCGTGGCGCATACCGCTTTCATGCCATGCAGGCCCATCCCAACATTGTCGATGTTGCTGTGCTTTCCCCGGTTCCCGGGACCGTAGATCTGTATCCGCTGCTCAGTACCGGTCTGCCGGACGGCGGTGTTCTCACGCTGGTAGAGAGTTTCTGCTCTGATGAGAAAGTCAGGCCACTCACTGATACAGTGCGGGCTAAAACACCAGTGAAGGTGGATTACACCATTGAAGCCAAGATTACGATCTATCGTGATCAGGATGCCAGGTCTGTAAAAGATGCCGCTAACAGCGCCATACAGAACTGGGTGGCATCACGTGCCGCCACGCTGGGGCGCGATATTGTCCCCAGCCAGATTATCAGTGCATTGTCCGTTTCCGGGGTGTACCAGGTTGAACTGGTGACACCGGCACTGCGGGTGGTGGCAGAAAACGAATGGGCAAACTGTACGGCAATCACTCTTAACATGACTGGAGTGTCTGATGACTGAGCCATTACAACTCCCGCCACCGCTTGAGGGTGATATCAGTCTCAGGACGCTGGGAAGACTGGCAGGACGGCTGGATAACATCGACCTGAGCGTACTGATGGTCTTTCTCGTCGATATCGTCGACAGTTCCGCGCTGCCATGGCTGGGCGAGCAGTTCTCACTGTCTGGCGATGGCTGGGAGCTGGCGGAATCGGACGATGTTCGCCGCATGCTTATAAAAGCAGCCATCGAACTGCACCGGTATAAAGGGACGCCGTGGTCAATCCGGGAAGTTATCCGCCGTTTTGGCTTTGGTGAAGTGGATCTGATTGAAGGCACAGGTCGTCTCAGTTACGACGGCAATCGCAGCTATAACGGACTGTTTGTTCATGGAGATGCAGCCGCCTGGGCAGTTTATCGCGTTATTCTGAAACAGCCCATTACTAACGATCAGGCCGCGATGCTGCGTCAGACGCTGGCTGCATTTGCACCGGCCCGCTGCCATCTGGCCAGCCTGGAGTATCAGTCTGTGGCCATTCGCTATAACAATACCGCCATCCATGATGGCAGTTATAACCACGGGAGCAGTTGATTATGGGAAACCTGAATGAAACAGAAAAGTGGGAAGAAAATATCTATCAACTGGAGACATCAGATCCGGTTCTGGGTGGTGCAGACGGGATATCAAATCGAGCCCCCCGGCAACTGGCAAACAGGACGAAATGGCTGAAGAAAAAAACGGAGGAAGCCGCACAGTCACTGGCTGAACACGTACGTTCCCGTAACCACCCGGACGCGACACTGACAGCTAAGGGGTTCACCCAACTGAGCAGTGCCACCAACAGCACCTCTGAAACGCTGGCCGCCACACCAAAGGCCGTCAAGGCTGCATATGACCTGGCTGCCGGCAAGGCCCCCGTCAGCCATACTCACCCGTGGAGTCAGATAACGGGAGTGCCTGCTGCCTCGCTGACGGCAAAAGGCACCGTACAATTGAGCAGTGACATCAACAGCACGTCTGAAATACTGGCCGCCACACCGAAAGCGGTCAAGGCTGCATACGATCTGGCAAACGGAAAACAACCGGCAGATGCCACGCTCACTGCTCTGGCAGGACTTGCCACTGCAGCAGATCGGTTGCCTTATTTTACCGGAGCAGACCGCGCAGCACTGACAACCCTTACAGCTATTGGTCGCGCTATTATCGCTATGGGCAGTATAAAAGAAGTCCTCAATTACCTTGGTTTAGGGGAAGGCTCGGCGCTGCCCGTTGGTGTGCCCGTTCCATGGCCTTCAGCCACGCCGCCAACGGGGTGGCTGAAATGTAACGGTGCAGCATTTTCTTCTGAAATGTCCCCCAATCTGGCAAAGGCCTACCCCGCCAATAAATTACCGGATTTACGGGGAGAATTTATTCGCGGCTGGGATGATGGGCGCGGGGTGGATGCTGGCCGCGCTTTGCTTAATTGGCAGCCACACACAATTTTGGATCATGCACACTATATGGAATTATGGACCGGGGATGGACTTGCCACGGGAAGCACACGGGAAGGAGTAAACCCTGGAATACTGGCTACATACGGGGACGGGGGAATAGTTAAAACAGACGAACCCGGTTTAAAGGTGCCTTCCTCACTACGAGCCATTAGCTCTCGTAATGTAAGACGGTTTGGTGAAATTAGTGGAAATGTAGGTACAGAAACTCGCCCTCGCAACGTTGCATTTAATTACATCGTAAGAGCCGCATGAAAACGTTGGTTTGGGGGAAGGCTCTGCACTGCCCGTTGGTGTGCCTGTTCCATGGCCCTCAGCCACACCACCAACGGGCTGGCTGAAATGTAACGGTGCAGCATTTTCTTCTGAAATGTACCCCAATCTGGCAAAGGCCTACCCCACCAATAAATTACCGGATTTACGCGGTGAATTTATCCGTGGCTGGGATGATGGGCGAGGAATTGATGCGGCACGCGCTTTATTGAGCATTCAAAACGGGATGTTGGAAAAACACCGCCATATTGTTGTAGCTAACGATGGATATGACACAAAAGATGAATGGGAGTTGGCTACGATTTTCAAAAAAACATATACACAAGGCAGGGGGCTTGATGCCACAAATACAGGAGGGAGTTTGATTCCATCACCAACGCTTCATTCACGAGGAAGTATTGGTAACACAGGTGGTAGTGAAACCCGCCCCCGCAATATTGCATTTAACTATATCGTGAGGGCGGCTTAGTTATATTCAACTGGCTGCTGCCAGTGGTATTTCCGGCAAGTTGATATCTGGTACCATGTTTATATCCATTGCGTTCAGCGCGTCTATATAATCCAGCACGGCATTAAGCCGGGTGGTTTCTGCCTGCGTCAACTTCCGCCCGGCCTGCAACTTCAACTGAATCAGACTTATGGAAGCCATTGCCGCATCAGCCAGTGACTGGCGCTTGGTTTCTGCCGCTTCTACTGCGGCACGATGTTGTGCCTCAGTATCTGTCACCCATTTTTCACCATCCCATTTATCGTATGGTGTTAACGGGGCGATAGTGGTTGTAGTTTTCGGGTAGTCACCCAGCGCCGTGATTTCTTCGGTGTTTCCCGTGTCAGTGCTATAGACGGTTTCACCACGATGGTCTGGCGCATACTCCCATGAACTTAAATTCTCCGAACGGCGGATAGCATAGCCCGCTTTATGTGCGCCCGGGGCATCTAAACAGGAATTTGCCGGAATACCGACACCCACAGCAAGATATTCAGTTGATTCGGAAATATATTCCCGTGTCTCACCATCATAGTTATAAACGACGATGTTTCCTGCCTGTACGGCAATAAGGTCATCATTTAATATCGCGTTATTCATTATGCGGTTCTCACAATATAATTGAAGGCAATATTGCGTGGGCGG